CGTGGTAAAGGATTGCGTGTTAAGCGACACGCAAGTGACGCTCGACTTTAGCGGCGATGCGCCAATAGGGTCGGCGAGGATGCAGTTCCGTGTGTCTTACCGGACTGCGGAGACAGACGCAGGGACTATCATTTCGTAAGGAGATAAAACATGGCAAATCATCATGGCTCTGAAGGTTTGGTTCGGGTTGGCACAAACAATGTCGCCGAGGTGACGGGTTTCTCGTTCACCGCGACGGCGGAATACGCCGAGGACACCACCCTTTCTGATACGGCAAAGACCTACAACGTGATCGCGATCACCTCGTGGAACGGCTCTGTGACGGCATTCTGGGACGAGACGGATACCACTGGGCAGATCGCTCTGGCTCCCGGTGCTAACGTCTCGCTCGTGCTAGCGCCAGAGGGTGTAACTGGCGACGATACGCGCTACACCGGAAACGCTCTCGTGACCGAGATCACGCGCAACGTGCAGCGCGGTGCGATCACGGAAGTCACCTTTAACTTCATCGGCAACGGTGCTCTGTCTGCCGTTACTTCTTGATATAGCGAGGACTTATGAACTGGAAAGAACAGGCGAAATCGCAATTCGCTGAACGGCGCAAGCCGGAGACGCTCGTTGCGATACCTGTACCGGCTTGGAAAACGACTGTGTTTTTCTGGCCGGACATGACGCTCGCAGAGCGTCGTGAAATCTTTATGCTGGCAAAGCAGAAAGGCGACGAAACCGTGCTAGACCTAGAGGCGATGGCGATCACGCTGATCGTTCGCGCTAGGGATATCGAGGGCAAGCGTCTGTTCAGCAAAGCCGAGCGCATGGAGTTGATGAACGACTACGATCCCGAGGTTATCGCGGAGATCGTATCGGCCATGAACACCCCAGTTCCAAGCATTGAGGACGCAGAAAAAAACTAATAGAGGACGGGCATCTCCGAGCGATTTATGCTCTCGCGCTACGGCTGCACGTCCTCCCCGAGCAAGTTTTTGAGATGACAGAGAGCGACTTCTACCATCTTCTCGCGGCCTGTAAGTTGGAAGCGGAAGAGCAGGAGAAATCATGGCGCAAGCACAAGTAGTCCTCACAGCGGTTGACCGCACGCAAGCGGCGATCAACTCCGCGCTCAAGGGAATGAAAACCTTGGAGCGCACGGCAAAGGTAACCGCCCGCGCTGTGAATCTTGCCTTCGGTTTCTTTACAGGCTCTTTGCTTGTCAGCGCATTTGAAAAAATAACAAAGGCCGCGCAAGGAACTGAAGAAGGCAGAAAGGCAATTGACCGGCTCAATGCCGCGTTGAAAGATCCGACCATTGTCTCTGCAGTTGATACATTTACATCTGCTCTGATAACTGGATTTTCTAAAGTTGTTGAGGTGACTGCGAGAGTAATTGAGAACATTACCGCAATCAGTCGATCCAGTTTTCTAAAAAGCCCGGACACGATTTTAAAGTTTTTGTCTAGCGTTATGGGCGGCGGCATTGGCGGATCTGCTGCACTGGTAGCAGACATGGTTCGTGGCTCTGTTGGCGCTGGTGGCGCAGCAGCAACTAGTGCCGCCGCGGTATCAACTGCCGCGCCAAAGGCTGTGAAGGGTGGAAAGGGCGATGGAATCCCGAATGCATTGCGATCTCTGTACGGCGTAGACGATGCAGGAAAATACATCACCGAAATTGAGAACGATATCGAACAGGGTCTTATTGATCTGCGCGATAAGTTTGCCGAAGAGTTAGAGCGAGGCGGTGAGTTAGGGGAGACCATCTTTGATAATGTCGAAGAAAGCGTCTCTCAACTTACGGTTTTTGCTCAAGAAGCGGCACGACAGATGCAGCAATCTTTCGCCGACTTTCTTTTTGACCCGTTCAAGAACGGACTGAAGGGTATGCTCTCCGGCTTCCTAAACGTGATCCGCCGCATGATTGCAGAGGCCGCAGCAGCCACCATCTTGCAATCGCTGTTCGGCGGGTTCGTTGGTAAGGGCGGATTCCTTGGAGCCTTGGCCGGTGCGCTCATTCCACGCGCAATGGGCGGCTCGGTCTCTGCTGGCACCCCGTATCTGGTCGGCGAGCGCGGGCCGGAGATGTTCGTGCCTGGCACCTCTGGCAACATCGTGCCCAATAACAAAATGGGCGGAGTTACCGTCTCGCCGGTTTACAATATCGACGCTCGCGGTGCGAGTGCTGATCTACAAGATGCGCTGCCGGGTATCCTCGCGGAGAATAACCGGCGCATATTCGACGAACTCGACAGACGCTATGGGATAGGCCGATGACAGACTATGTATTGCCTCCCGACCTCGTTGCGTCGGATGTAGAGTGGAGCCTGTTCGACAGCACGGCAGTGTTTGCATCGCCGCTCTCTGGCGCAGTGCGTACCGTGTCGCGTCCCGGCACTCGCTGGGGTGTGCGGATGACCTTTCGCAGCGTGTCGGATCAGAAGCGACGACGACTGATGTCGCTGATCGCTATCCTGCGAGGCCGTGCCAATCGCGTGTGGCTTACCGATCCCGCCTACACCCTCTCCGGTTCTTTCTCTTGCCCAGAGTTACTGACCAACAATGCAGCAGTTACAAATACAAATGGATTCAGTTCCAGCAATGCTGAACTCGTCCTTTCGTCTGATAGCCATCTTGGTTTGCGCCTCACTCGCACTGGCGTTACTGGCGACCGTTATGTTTATCAGTCTGCCGCTACTACTGTTGCGAGTGCTCCTTACGCGATACGGATGCTCTTGGCCGCTGGTAAGGGCAACGCTCGAGCCTCGATGGAGGCTGGTACGTCGCAAGGTGCGACAGATGTTCTAAACGGTGCAACGCGCACGTCGGCCGGAATGTATGTGGACAGTTTCACCGCATCTGGCACGAGCACGCATCTGTCCTTCTACGACTACATTTCGGGACGCGCTGCGGGCGACTTCCAGTTTCTCTCGTGGGTATCCTCGGCTCGCTGTGCGCTGGTCAACGGCGCATCGCAGACAGGCGGCACGCTTATCATCGACGGCCTGCCGACATCAACCAACGGGCTTGCGAAGGCGGGTGACTGGTTCGAAGTCAATGGCGAACTCAAGCGCATGACTGCCGACCTTAACTCCGACTCATCTGGGAACGGATTTCTTATGTTCGAGCCTACGCTGCGAACGTCTCCGGCCAACAATGCGCCAGTGATCTTCCGCTCGCCAATGGGCCGGTTCATCGTGGCCGACGAGTCAACGTCTATGGGTACGCGGCCCGGTATCATCTCCGATGTCACGCTGTCCTTTGTTGAGGACATCACATGAGTCGTTTCGTCTCTGCCACTAACGAGACAGAGGCCGACAAACTAGCCGTAACCGTTGTCGTGCTAGCCGATCTTGACTTTGCCTCCGGCATGGTACGGGTACACGACGGCTCCGGCACGTTATCGTTTGGCGGTAACGACTATCTCGGCGCGGGTCAGTTTGCTGGCGTTGACATCATCGACGAGAACATCGACATCGTGGCACGCGGCATAAAGTTATCGCTGTCGGGTGTTGATTCGACGTTCGTTGTGCCGACGATGACCGAGGTCTATCAAAATCGCGATGTGACCATGTATCTTGGCTTTGTAAGTCAGACCACAGGCGCACTCATCGCCACGCCAGAGACCATCTGGGAAGGGCGAATGAACCAAATGGCTTTCAAGATTAACAGTGGCAGCGCAGTTATTGAGTTAACTTGTGAGCATCGTTTACGCCGTGAGCCTCGAATTGCTAGGTATACCGATGAGGATCAGCAACTCGCATATAGCGGTGATCGGTTCTTTGATCTCATGTATGCGATACAAGGATTTATAGGCAAGTGGGGCGCACGCGATGCAACCTATGGCGGTTTCGGATTCAGCCAGCCCAGCCCTATTGAGCAGCGCGAGGTGCGAAAAGTCTGATGCGTCGATATGACTGGGCAAGCAAACTGCACGAACATATTGCGGCCAATGCCAGCAGTAGGTTTTTGTGGGGCGAGAACGACTGCTGCCTGTTCGTGGCGCGTGCAGTCGATGTGATCTGCGACACGAAACACGCCGCTAGTCTTGCGTCTCGTTACCATGACGAGGCTACCGCACAAGCGTACATCGCACAGTCTGGCGGCATCGCTGCGGCAGTCGATACATTTATCGGCCCTCATAAAACAAAAGGTCGGCCAATGCGCGGTGACGTTGCCTTAATCAAGCATAACGATATTGATGCTCTCGGAATTTGTATAGGTCGAGATATTGCGGTCAAGACAACTGACGGAATTAGTTATGTTGATCGCTCCGCCGTGCTTTTTTATTGGAGCATATAAGTGGCAGACATCGGCACAATAGTTAAAGGCTTGCAATTGGCATTTAGCACGTTTGCAAAAACTGCTATTGGCAAAGCAGTTGTGACCATTGCCACAACTATCGCCATCAATAAGGCAACAGAGGCTCTTGCTGGTAAGCCTAGCGTGAGCAAGCAAGCCGCCGACATTGAATACAGCGGAACTGTAGAGCCTCGTCGTATTATCTACGGAGAGGTTTTGGCGTCTGGAATCAATGTTATTCCGCCGATGACCTCTGGATCTACAAACGAATATCTGCATCAAGTCCTCGCTGTTGCGGGTCACGAGTGCAATCAACTGGGCACTGTGTACTTCAACCGCGAGGCCATTGGCACGATCTCGGCAATCAGCGGAACAGATGACGACGGCAAGGTAACAACCGGCACCTACGCTAACAAGGCATGGGTTCGTCGATACACTGGTACCTCGACGCAGACTGTAGATTATAAGTTAGCAGCGGCAAAGCCAGATCAGTGGACAGCGGCTCACGCTGGCAAAGGCATCGCCTACGTTGCGCTGACCTTCAAGTATGACGAAGAAACCTATAGAACCGGCAAGCCGGAACTGACGCTGCTGGTACAGGGCCGCAAGGTCTACGACCCACGGCTCGACTCTACGCGAAGTGGTGGCAGCGGATCGCAACGGGTTACAGACCCAACTACATGGACGTACTCGACGAATCCCGCGCTGTGCCTTGCGGACTACCTCATTGACGACTCGCTTGGGCTTGGCGAGGACGATACCCGCATCGACTGGCTAAAGGTGATGGATGCGGCAGATATCTGCGACGAGACCGTAAACCTTCCAGCGTCGGCAACGCAGAAGCGATACACCTGTAACGTCGCACTGACCGCGACTGATAAATTTGAGGACAACATACAAGTTCTGTCGCAAGCGATGGCGGGAGTGTGCTACTACTCGGGCGGCTTGTGGCGCATCTATGCTGGCGCATGGTCGGCCTCTGCCTTCACTCTCACGGACGGTGATCTCGTGAATGGCGGTATCTCGGTTGTCACCGCGTACCCGTATAACCAACGGTACAACTCGGTGCGCGGGCAGTTCGTGAACAAAGACCGCAACTGGCAAGCGATGGAGTACCAGCCGGTTATCAATACGTCCTACGTCTCTGCCGATGGCGAGCAGATGTGGCTAGAGACCGACTTTGCAGCCTGCACGAACGAGTACGAAGCGCAGCGGCACGCCATCCTTCTCTCGCGCCGCAGCCGCAACGGGCAAGTCGCCACGGTTAAATGCGGCATGAGTGCCTTTGGCATTCTGCCGTTTGAAACCGGCACGGTGACGTTCTCCGAGATTGGCTGGACGAACAAGACCGTGCGCTGCGAGGGTTGGCAGTTCGATCCTACGGGCGCAATCGAGTTAGTGCTGCGCGAAGAAGCGTCTACGGATTGGAACGATCCGCTGACGACCGACTATCTGACACCGACGAGCGTTACCACGCCGACCCCAGA